CATTTAAAGTGGTTATCCTCGATGAGGTTGACGGTGTATCTGACCAGTTCTTTAAAGCACTTCGTGCTACAATGGAGCAATTTGCTAGTAACTCTAGGTTTATTGCAACTTGTAATTACATTAATAAATTACCAGATCCTATCCTTTCAAGATTTGAAGTTATTAACTTTGACTTTGATAAAGAAGAAGAGTCTGAATTGACTAAGAAGTATATTCGTAGAGTATATGAGATCTGTAAGCAAGAGGGAATGACTATCGATAAAGAGGCTCTTGTAGAGTTTGTTAGACGTAATTTCCCAGATCTAAGATCTACTCTAAACAAACTACAAGGCTATAAGACTCAAGGCACTACTAACATTACAGTACAAGATGTTAAGAGATTTAACTCAGTCTATAAAGATGTTTTTGAATTAGTATTTAATGAGACAGATCCAGCTAAGAATTACCAAATGTTAGTAAGCAATTATTCTAATAGAGTAGATGATGTATTACAAACGTTAGGTGAAGAGTTTGTCGAATATATACAACAAGAACAATTGCAATCGGTAAAGCATATCCCACAGATCATTATTTCTGTAGCTAAACACCAACAGCAGAGAGTTCATGTAATCGATCCCGTAATCACAATGTTGAGTTGCGTTTACGAGATACAAGGTATAATAAAGGCAAATTAAAGCAAAATAAGTGTTAAATAATTTTTCTATGTCAGATATTTTTATTATATTTGTATAGGAAGCATAAGAAATACAAGATATGAAAGTGGGAAAACATACACTATTAATCGACGGTAACTATTTCGTCTTCAGTAGATTATTCGTATTACCTAAACCTAAGCAAGGTAAACTACTAGAAGATGATAAACAGAGAGCGCAGTTTATGCGTAAGTTAGCCATTGACTTTGCATCAGAGATGCGAAAGTTAAAAATGTTTGTAGACGACGTAGTCTTAGCAGTAGACTCTAAATCATGGAGAAAGGACCTATTCCCTGCATCCGACTATAAAGGTACAAGAAAACAAAATCAAACAGTAGACTGGCCATCAGTATATGCAGTCTATGAAGAATTCCAAAAAGTTGTAGCAAGTAAAGGTGTTACTGTACATCAAATTCAAGGTGCAGAAGCAGATGATGTTATCTTCGGTTGGTCAACTATGTTGAATGCCAGAGGTAAATCATGTATTGTTTGGACAGGTGACAGAGACTTAATTCAATTAGTTAACTATTCAGATACTAATGATGCTCACACTATTTGGTACTACAATACTAAGAAAACTCTTTATGCATATAAAGGTTTCGAGAAGGACATGAATACTTCAGCAACTAAAGAAATATCTAATGATGATATGTTATTCAACATGGGCGGTTCTGCCATGACTAGAGATAACTATCAGAATGATATTCTAGACTGGGTTAAAGCTAACAAGATTAAGATTCAAGAAGTAGACTGTGATGAGTTTATCTTCAAGAAAATACTTGTCGGTGATAAATCAGATAATATCCAGTCAGTTGTAACATGGCAGAAAGAAATGAAGAATGGTAAACTTAGAAACTATTCTATCACAGATAAAACTGCAGATAATATCTGGAAGCAGTATGTAAAAGAATATGATGGTTTTACTATTGACTTCTTATTCTCATCAGAAGCTAAAGATATTCTATCAGATATTATTTACAGAGTTGTAGGACAAACAAATACTACTCTAATCAAAACTAATCTGACTACTAACATAGCTCTTATGTTATTGCACAATAAGACTATTCCAGATCCAATTCAAAAAGCTATCTATGAAGCTATTGAATTAGATTGGGAAGGTGCAATCGAGTCTAAAGAATCTATCATGGAGATGGATAAAATCTTAGAAGGTACGGATTGGTTAGAGACTGCTAAGAAAGCTAATTTTGCACCAGACCCATTTGCAGGTATGGATGTTCCAGAAGAGCCTAAGAAGTCTCCAATGAAACTAGTAGGTAAAAAAACGCAAAAAAGAACTACAAAGAAAGACCCAACTAAAAAATTATTCTAATGACATTAAATGAGCATTTACTAATTGAAGAGATTTTAGCAGAAGCTAATGCTTATGGTATGAAAGAAGAAGTACAAAGATGGGCATATAAATTCTTAGATGAAGGTTACGGCATCGAAGAGGCATATCAAATGGCTTTTCAAGAGTGGTGTAAGTAAACTTTAGTACTTATTAACATATAATAAACATGTTAGACGAAACAAAGTTATTTGACTTTGTGAAAATAATGTTCACAAAGCCTGCGCAATACAGTAAATTAAAACAGCATAGCAAGAAGAGACATCATTTCATGATTAATCGATTTATGTCTATTAAATATCCTAGCAATGCGCAGTTATTTAATATCAACGGTATAAATGGAGGCAATGTGGTTGAATGTTGGGCTACAGTAGCCTCTAGGTTCAAATCTGTTCCTGGGTGGTTTTACACAAAAACCAAAAAGGCTAAGAAAAATGTGGCTGATAAATATAATCCCAGCGATAGGTCTATAGAGATCTATATGGATAAAAATGAAATCGGACAGAGAGAATTTGACGAACTTAAACTATTCGCTAAAGATGCACTCTATTCTGACTTGAAAAAAATTGAAGAACAGATAGAAGTTTATGCAAAATAAGCCTGAAGATCACTTTGCAGAAGTAATCGACATTACTTTATACAAGTACAACTCAATCGACCTCAAACTATGGGGTGTAATCATGAGAGACTTTAAGACCAGATCCACTGGTGATAAATCTATGTTAGTCTCAAAAGATAGAATGTTAGAGTACTTGCAAGTAGGTTTTAGAGATGATGTCAATAGATTCTCTGCAGTTAGTGATGTCAACATACATAAAGAGGCTACCTCAATTTACTTTATTTGGCAAATTTTCCAAACAATGCCAAATCTAAGATATATTAGAGTAAATCTAAATATGAATTCTAGCTATAATAGAATTGTAAATGTAGACCAGGTTAAAACAATTAAATACGATATTAAAATTCTTAGAGGAAGTATTCGTATGTTTGACTTATTTAATCCACATGAACTACAATTAGCTAATACTATTCTACAGAAAGCAGGCCTAATTAGACGTAACGAGAAATTTAAAACATTTAAACTAAAAGATTTCTTAAACTCGTTAGATTTATTCCAACAGGAGAATAATACAGTAGAAATTCTAGGAGTAACTAACGCATTTATCCATACATTAGAGCATCATGAGTCAGATAACCCTGAAATGCTCTTAATCACCGACTGGGAGTCAGATATATAATAAAAATAATAGACTCATAGTCTTTCAATATGGCGGTAACAAATTTTACAGCAGATGCAATAGGAGATTATTTCTTCGCTAAACTACAGGAACCTTATTCTAACGTAGAGCGAGTTTTAGGCTATAACATCTTAGTTGGTGTAAACAGTCCAAATAGTATTGGTACTCTAGAAGTTAATGAAGGCAGTAACGTAATGAGAGGTACTGGTGTCAACTGGACATTAACACCAGGTAGTCAATTTATTGTTGGTGGTCAAACTTTTCAAGTTCAAACTATTACAGCAGATACAATTACAACTGAGACAAACGCTGAATTTACTGCAGCGGCTGCTCCATGGTATGAAGTGCCAGATCAAGATAACTATTTCACATACGAATTTAGATGGTCACAATCTACAGAGGAAGATGGTGGTCAAATGTCAGAATTAAGACCCTTAAATAATGGAATTGGTCCTAGAGATTTATTAGGTTTAACTATCGATCCTACAAAACCATTTTGGGTAGATGTAAAAGCAGAGGTTTATCGTCTACAATCATTAAAATCTTTAAGTCTATTATCAGTTACATTTGAGTTACAGACTGCAAATGGAACAATTCAATCTTGTCCTCAAATATGTACAGACTGTACAGATCCTTATTTACCAGGATGTACTAATATCGTAATTGACTGTTCAGATCCTATTTACGATCCATATAATTTAGCTAGACCTGTAGCAATTTACTCTGAAATCAGTGAATTAGCATCTAAGATGTGGGGTCACGACACTCAATACTTTAGAGTAGAACCAGACAAGAGATCTAGAGATGTTGTCTTAATGGAATACTCACTCTATAATGTAAAAGAGCAGGGTAATGTAAAAGTTATGGTTCCGGATAATGAAATGCCAACCAGAGAATTTACTTATGATATTTTCGGTATGGGCTTTGAAGAATTTGAGATTCATATTACAAAAGGTCAGATGGAACAAGCGTTCGGTGAAGGTATTCATCCAAGACCAAGAGACTATATGTACATTCCAATTATGAATAGAATGTATGAAGTTAGTTCTGTAAGTTTAGCTGATGAATTCAATCAGACTATGACTTATTGGAGATTAATGTTGAAGAAATACGAAGAGAGAAGCTCTAGTATTATTGATACAGATACTGCAGAAGGACAAGCAATCGATACAGCACTAGATGATTTATATACTGGAGTTGAAGAAGTATTCGGTGAAGAGATTCAAGACGAGTACACTCAGATTGGAAAACCAGCTCAATATCAAACAGTATTCTCAGAAGTTGCTGATGGAATTAGAGATAGAATTCACAATGGCTTAACTATCTCAGATAAAGAGGTTAGAAATAAGTGGACAATTATTGCAAAGAACTCTTATGACTTAGAGTCTGTAAAAGACTTAGGTATCGAAGCACTACTATATAAGAAATACTCTGTATTACCTGTAGATAAAAACTTAGCTATTACTACTTGGTTTAAACCTAATCTAACATCTAATACTGCAGAGCAGACTATTATTGATGGATGGCAAGGTAATAAAGGTATAAAACTTACAGTCAATAAAACTGTAATTAAAGCATACGTTAATGACCAAGTTCTACAATATCCATTTACAACTCCAGTAGAAAATGGTAATTGGTATGGATTAGTCTATAATCTAAATAATAGTTTCGCGAATACTGGAGCCTATGTGTATAAGTTAAACCCACAGAGTAATACATTAACTTCAATGCCAGTTTCTGATTCTCTACAAGAAGTAATGGATGCTACTGCAGAAATTCCTTCAGCTATGGGATGGAATACTAAGAAGCAATGGTCACTTATGCCAGGTAAATTAGCACTAACTAACTTTAGATTATTTAAGAAAACTATTGGTAAAGACCAACATACTAATGTTCTACAACAGTATGTAGTTAGAGATAACCACTTAGCACATATTATCGATAACGCAGTTCCTTCTATCCAATTAAGAAGATATAACCAAAACAGGTAATTGCTCTACGATCTATTGTAGATAGATTTGTAAGATATATAGGATATAATATCATATTATGAGTGAAGAAAATTCAAAGAAAAAACGAACTATAGCAGAACAAGCAGATGATATTAGGAAAGAGCTAGATGATTTAATTGGTGATAGTCCTCTAGAAGTAGAAAACGACCCTAAAGATCTGCCTATTCAAGCTAGACCAACAGATATTGCACCGTTGGTTAATTATACAGAGTTGAAAGCTGGTGCTAGTAAAAAGGCACAAAAGACAATTACAAGTCTAATGAAATTTTATCTGGATGCAGATATTATTGAACAAGATGAGTATATCAAAGCTAAGAAACAAATGGATGAGATGACTATGTCGTCACTCATTTATCAATTACAGGCTGGTGAAAGAGCCTTAACCACTCTATTAGAAACTATTGACTCAGGTGAATTAGCACCTAGAATGTTCGAAGTACTAGCAACTCTACAGAAGTCAATGTTAGATATTATTAAATCTCAGACCATGTATCTAATGGCTGCAGAAGAAGGTACAAAGAGAATTGCTAGAGATATAGAAATCTATCAACAAAGACAGAATCAAGCTGAGATTGAAGGAGCAGGTGGAGATACTGGTAATAAAAATATCCAAAGAGGTACAAAAGACTTAATGGCTGCAATTCGTGCTGGTATTGATGGTGCGAATGAGGATATTGAAGACGTTGAACCAACAGAAGAATAATGTCAGACTACGTAGGAGATAATAAATGGATTCCGAAAGAGGAAGGGCCACAGGCAGCCTCGGAAAGAATTGTTTGGTCTACCAAGCAAATCAATGACTTATTGGTTGCTATGGACCAGGGTTATCGTCCTAAGATTAAGTTACCATTCTACGAGGGTAGACAATTTCTAAAGAAAGGTAATATAGTATTTGAATATACCGATGAAGAAATTCAAGAGCTAGCTAGATGCGCCGCTGACATTGTATATTTTGCAGAGAAGTATGCAGTGGTAATGACAGATAATGGTATTCAACAAGTAAAGCTAAGAGATTATCAGGTAGAAATGTTGAGAAATCTACAGAATGAGAGATTTAACATTGTACTAGCTTCTCGTCAGATGGGTAAAACAGTTACAGCATCTATCTTCAATGCTTGGTATCTAACATTTAATATGGACAAGAACACTCTGTTACTTGCCAATAAATCTGACTCAACAAAAGAAATTATTGATAAAGCTAAAACAGTTATTGAAAATCTTCCATTCTTCATGAAGCCTGGTATTATCAAATACGATGTCATGAATGTAAGATGTGATAATGGTTGTCGTATCATTGGACAATCAACCACAGCAAAATCTGGTATTGGTTTTACAATTCACAACTTATACTTGGACGAGTTTGCTCACGTCCATTCATCAATTGCAGATTCTTTCTATGAGAACGTATATCCTACACTATCCTCGTCGAAAGTCTCAAGAATTACAATTACATCAACACCAAATGGCTTTAACAAATTCTACCAAATATACGCAGCAGCAGATCGTGGCGATAATGAATATCATCCTATGCGTATCGACTGGTGGCAACATCCTGACCGAGACGAAGAGTGGTACGAAAGAGAACTTAAAAACTTAGGTTCAATTGAGGCATTCAATAAACAGTATGGAAATGAATTCGTTTCTAGTTCAAATCTACTTCTAGACCCAGTAGATATGAAAAAGATGAGAAAGCGCATGAAGCCTTATGTCTATCATGACTTCGATGAGTTCGACTATATCTCTATTGATACTAAAGGTTTCTTAGAGTGGGATCCAGACTTTGATATTGATACATGTAAAGATGCTGAGAACTTCTGGCTATTCTCAGTGGATATTGCAGAAGGTAATGGTGGTGACGCATCAGTAATTAATGTCTTCCAAGTTAGTCCAATGAATAAGGAAGAAATAAAGAATGTTGTTAATCCTGGTGCGATGTATGATTTCTTCAAGTTCGACCAAGTCTGTAGATTCAGATCAAATGAGCACGTAATTGAAGATTTCGCAAAAGTACTATATACATTATCAGTCGACATATTCTACTCGGAGAACGTAAAGATGATTGTTGAATATAATACTTATGGTACTGTATTGTTTAATTATCTAAGACAGATTTTTCCACAAAGAAATGACTTTGATGATGAAATGATAGTTAAATTTAAGCATAGACATGACGGTAGATCTTTAAAACCAGGTATAAAACTAAAATCTGACAATAAAGCTATCTTCTGCCAGAACTTTGCGAAACTTTACAAGATAAATAGATTAGATTTAACAGATGAAGTTACAGTGACTGAGGCATCCTTGTTTGGAACCCTTCCAAACGGTAGTTATGGCGCTCAAATGGGTAATGACGACGTAATTATGACTTGTATTACTGCAACCGAATTTTTTAACACGACAGACTATGCAGATTTTGTGGAAGAGCTCTTAGATTTCATAGAACCAGAACTCCATGATGAGATGGAAGCAGTCCTATTCAAGGACAATGACCAGGCTGGAGATTTACAATATGATATTTATGACCTTTTGAAATAAATTTGCAGAAAGACAAGGATATATAATAAAAGAATTAAAAAATAATAACGAACAACTATGGCATTAAGTCCTCAATTATTACAGTTCAAAAGCTCAGGCGTATATCGTCTAGAGTTTGACAAGTCACAAACCGTTAACATTCCTGCGGAAACTATCAGACTAGTTGTAGGTAGATCTAATAAAGGTCCTTACAATACTCCAGTTCTTATAGAAGATGTAGAGCAATTTAAGCAAGTATTCGGTGGAATTGACAAGTCCTTAGAAAAGAAAAATATGTTCTTCCACAGATCAGCTATTGAAGCTCTATCAAGAGGTCCAATTTTAGCTATGAACATGACTACTGCATCTAACGATGACAAAGTGAGTATTTTCTCACCAGCAACTAACTCTGCAGTACAAGGTTTATCAGCTAATTCACTTCAAGCTTCTGCAATGACTTCTAAGAAGTATTCAGATGTTTTTGATACAGATAAATTCTGGGTACCTTCTGATGAGAAGTTATTAAGTGCTGCTGCAGAAGATCAAAATCATGCAATCTCATTTGTTAACATCAAGCAAGATCCAATTACAGTTATCATTAGACAAGCTGCAGATGTTAGAGGCTTTGAGTTAACAGCGAGAGAATGGTACGGTGAAGCTAACATTCCAGAAGGAGTTGACGCTGACGAGTACGTATCAGACTACTTAGTAGATGTATTTGTATTTAAAGGCAAATTTGACGCTGCTGAATTAAATAACGATCCTAACTACGGAGATTACTTCGATCAGGATGGTTTATTTAGAAATCAGTTTGCTCAATTCGCTGGATTAAGAGAAGTAACTCTTTTAGCACAATATGATGGTGTATCTTTAATACCAGAATTTATTGATGCTGAAGGTAATCAAATGTACATCGAGACTCTAATTAACATGGAGGCTAGAAGAACAGGTTTATTCTGTGCAGTACAAGAAGATGCACTTCCACAAATCGACCTAATCGGTAACGGTTTCGACATCTACAATGATTACGAAGTTTTATCACATAAAGTGAAGCAAGTTGCATCAGAAACTATCGCAGATTTAACAGCTCAAGGCGGTATTGTATCAGTTGACAATGATAACAATCAATTAGTTATCAACGGTACAAACGTATCTGCTGCGATTTTAAGCTCTGTTCACGGTATTACAACTTCTAAGTATTTAGAAGCTTTAACTGCTGGTGAATATGTTTCAATCACTGCGATTGACGATACAGGTGCAAACCAAGTAACAATTACAGCTTCAGGACAAATCTCAAAAGGATATGAAGCTTTTGCTGCTGGTACTGCTGCTCCATTCGTTAACGGTGGTCCTGTAACTATCACAAAGCTAGCAAACGGTAACTTAAAACTATCACACGGTCCTGATGCATATAACTCATTAATAGTAGGTAACTTCCTATTATCTGTAAATGCAGGTGAATATACACAAATCTCAGATATTACTGTAGACCCTAACGATAACACAGTAGAAATTTCTGCAGGTGGTGGTGTTGCATTCTCTGACCAATATGTTGGAGCTAACCAAACTGCATTAGCTGCATTCAGCGCAATCATCCAATCATCATTTGATGTATGGACATTACAACCTAACTCAAGAGCGGAAATGTTCCCAACATTAGCTGAAGGATGGTCATTTACTGCAAATGGCGCTGGTATCTTTATTTTCAATGCTGATGAGTCAGCAGCAGGTACTGTAGCTTGGAATTCAGATATTAAAGTAGGTATGTATGTACCTGGTGACGGTGGCAAACTTTCTAGAATTAAGAAGATTGTTAAGTCTGTCGTATCAGGAGTAACTTACTATAGATTTGAAACTCATAGAGTAGTTTCATCTAGACCAGGTTATGCACTTAAGAGATATGAAGAATCTGCAGGTGTATACAAAACTTTCCCACTAGAAGGTGCAACACAAGGAGACAAGCTAATCGCTGACTTACTTGCTGCAATTAAGCCGGGAACTGGTTTAGGAAACGCTTTAATTGACAAAGACAACATTACATTCAGATATGTTGTTGATACATTCGGTTCATTAGAGAACGGTGGATTACTTAACAAAGAAGAATTATCATTCTTATGTAAAGAAAGACAAAATGCTTCAGCAATTCTTAACGCACCAATGGTGAAAGAATTCAAAGCATCTACTAACCCATCATTCTTAAACACTGTAACAGGTGCATTTGACGTGAACACAGTAGCAACTGGAGGTAACTTAGAGTTAAACCCATCAGCTCTTTATACATTACCATCGATCAACGAAGGTGCTAACTACGCATTCTACTACGGTCCTGGTTTAAATGTAATCGAGAATGGTAGAACTAAAGTTATTCCACCAGCAGCTTACGTATCAAACAACTATATTGATAAATTTTTAGATGCATTACCATGGTCAATCATCGCAGGCCCAAGAAGAGGTGTTGTAGGTGGAACAGGTGTTCAGTCTCTAGAATTTGCATTTGACAAATTCGACAGAGATGTACTTGAGCCATTCGGTTACAACCCAATTGTATTTGAAAGAGGCGTTGGTTTAACGATCAAAGGTAATAAAACAGCACAACAAGGAATTCAATCAGCACTTTCTTCTGCTCACGTAAGAGAAGTATTAATTTACATCGAGGATGGTCTAGCTGAAATTCTTAAGAACTATCTGTTCGAGTTTAACAACGCTCAAACTAGATTAGAAATCAAAACTTTAGCTGATAACTTTATGGAATCAGTTAAGAAAGACGGTGGTGTATTCGACTTTAAGAATATCATGGACACTTCAAACAACACGGCTGAAGTAATCGACAACAACATGGGTATTCTTGATACATTCGTAGAACCAGTTAAAGGTCTTGAGATTCTAGTATCTAGGGTGACAGTACTAAACACAGGTGAGATCGCAACAGGTAACTTTGCATAAGAAAACAACGATATATAAATAAAATAAGAAAAATTAAGATATGGCTTTACCACATTATTCAGAGGACCAAACTAGCAAGAAAGGTAGAAATTTCGAGCCAGTACAAGGTAACCTATTCGAGGTAACTATTTTACCACCGGATGGTGTTGCAGGGCAAGAGTTCCTTTTACAACAAGTTAACACAGTAGCAGGTCTAGACGGATTAGCTCCAGGTGTAGAAGCAGTCACTCAGAAATACAAGTTTGCTGACAGATCATACGCAGGTATGGCTGGTCAAACTTCAGTAGATCTGACTATTAACTTCTCACTTAACCTAAACGACTCTAACCAGGCTTACATTTACAAAACATTAAGACAATGGTACAGAGCAGCTTACAACCCTGAAACTGGAGAAATGGGTCTTAAGAAGAATTATGTAGGTACTATTGTTGTTGTACAATTCAACAGAGAAGGTGACATTTATAGAAAAGTTACTCTAGATGACTGTTTCATTACATCAGGTGTAAACCTAGTGGATGGATTAGACTATGCAGATGCAGAGCCTAGAGCATTAGAAGTAACTTGGAAGTGTGACGTTTACACTGAAGAGTTGACATAAACTTAAAAGTTTTTAGTTAAAAAAGGAGGCTGTTTTTCAGCCCCCTTTTTTTAAACTCAAAAAACATAATATAATATCCTAATAATAAGAGATTATGAGTGATAAATTAACCAAAAAATTACAAGTCTTACTGACTGAAGATGAAGTTCGTGAGGTCAATCGAGTTATTCTAAATGATGCACTCGAATATGAACAACGTCCTATTTCAGTGAGCGCATTTATACGCAATTTAATAAAAGACGAGCTTAGTAAGAGAAGCTTGGACCAAAAATCTTACATAAAACAAAATTTGAAAAACCTAAAAAGTAAATAAATATGAGCGACAAGAAAAAGAAACTTAGCGCAGAGGAAGCTAAAATGGCAAAAGCCTTAGAAGCTAAAGATGCTATTAACGATCCTCAAGTAGAAACTACAGATGCAGAAGCAACAGATATGGAAGCTGCTGTAGCTGCAGGCGGTTTAGGTAGAGTTAATATGGGTAATTTCGGACCAGACAGAGCACAGTCTTCAGACTCTGCTTTAGGATGGCATGTATTAGACCAAGAACAACTACCATCAAAAGGTAAGTTTTATCCTGCGGACAGTGTAATTAAAATCAGATCTGCGAAAGCTGCTGAAATTAGACACTTCTCAACAATGGATGAGAATAACTATATCGATATGGAAGAGAAGTTAAACTCAATCGTTGAATCATGTATGCAGATGAGTTCTGGCAAAAAGAGACTTTCCTATAAAGACCTACTTGAAGAAGACAGAATCATCGTCCTACTTAGTGTAAGAGACTTAACTTTCCCAGAACCTGAAAACAAATTAATGTTAAAAGGTAAAACCGAGCAGGGTAAAAGGCCAGTTGACATAGAATTAGCAATCAAGAATTTAGTACCAACTACTATTGACGAAGAGATTGAAAAATACTATGACGAAAAGGCTAGAACTTATGTTATTAAGACACGTTCTGCTGGTGAAGTAAAAATGCATCCACCTACAATCGGTGTAATGCAAGAGGTTACTAACTATCTTAAAGATCGTCAGGAAAAAGAAGTTGAGTTTGATAAAGCTTTTATTCAAGTCCTACCTTATGTTCAGTCAGACTGGAAATCATTAGGCCTAAACAAAATCTTTCAATTAGAGGTTGACTATAAGGCATGGGATGAGAAAAAGTTCATGGTAATCTACAGATTAGCTGAAAGAATGAGAATTGGTGTTCAAGCAACACTAGAAACCACCATAGACGGAGAGAAGGCATCGGCCCCTCTTGAGTTCCCAGGTGGCATCAAAAGTCTTTTCATTATTTCAGATCTCGCTGGAGAATTACTTTAAGACTAAGTTCTACCTGGGCATTCATCTCAGGATGCAACCTTCTGAAATTGAAAACATGTACTACTACGAATACTGGTACTACGTGAAGAATCTTTCAGAATACATCAAGGAGAGAAACAAACAACAAAAGGACCAACAAGAACAGGCGAACGAGAGACAGAATTCAATGAGTTCTAAATATAAAACGCCAAAGATGCCTAAGGTCCCTACAATGAAGCAACCTTCTATAAAGATGCCTAAATTGTAGAGATATATAATATAGTATTAGGGGCATGTTCCCAAAGCATGCCCCTTAACTTTAAAAAATACTAAGGAGTAATCTAGTGAACTTTAAGTTTCTACAAAGTGCCTTTGATAAACTAGGAGGACAAACCGGTCTTCTAGAAGAAATCAGAGATAACACAGAACAAACCGCCGTGGCATTAAACCCAGGTGGAGAGCTATTTGATCGTATGGATCGAATGGTTACTGCATTGGAAAACCTTGAAGAACGAACAGCTTCAGGTAAAGGTGGTTTACAAGAAGCAATAGTCTTAAAATTAGTAGCTCCAACCCTCAAACCTATTGGTCTAGGCTTAGGCTTTATTGTCGATGCATTAGAAAAAGCAGGTCCTGGAAAGGAACTTGCTGAAAAAATGGATGCATTAACAAAAGGTCTGGTTGTTTTGGGCGACGTAGGACTTTCCATTCTAAAATTCGCAGGATATATGATTTTGGCAACACCACTACTCCTGGTTGCTGCCGTAGCTTCAATCGTTTGGGTACCTGCAATTATGCTGATGTTGAAAGGTCTTATGTATGCAACTGAAGGCTTAGATGAGGAACGAATGAAGAAATTAGTGTTACTTGGTGATGTAGGTATGTCAATACTTAAATTAGCAGGTTCATTAGCTCTAGTAGCTCTGTTAGCTATTCCAGCTCTAGTTGGTCTATTAGCAACTACAGTTATCTTAGTAGGTATTGCAGGTGTATTTAAAATCTTAGATATGATTGGTGCAGATCCTAAGAGAATGGAAGACTTCGGTGATTCTATTAAATCATTAGGTATGGGTCTACTTCTATTAGGTGGTACTCTAGCACTATTATCAGTCGTAGCGATGCCAGTATTAAAAGGACTTATGGTTGCCATGGCAGTTATTGCAGGTATTGGTCTAACATTCTTCTTATTAGATAAATTAGGTATCGATAAATCTATGCGAAACATGGCATTTACTCTAATGCTGGTTTCATTATCCATAGTTACATTAGCAACAGCATTAGCACTAGCTGATATTTTAATTCCACCAATGGAGAGAACTTTACAGATTGCAGCGGTAGTCGGTGGTGTAGCTCTAGTGTTTGGTCTTGCTGGTCTACTGAAATCATATATTGTTGGTGGTGCTTTAGCGATGATATTCGCAGGTTTATCTCTAGTTGTAATTGGACTTGGTTTACAGATGATTTCGAAACCCCTTGAAACAGGAGGTTGGGAGTTCATTGGCCAAGTAGGTGCTATCGTAGTTGGTCTAGGACTTGCTATGGCAGGTGCTGGTGCAGCAGCGATGTTTATTATTCCAGGTGCTGCAGCAATGGTTCTAGCTGGTGGTGCTCTAGTTGTAATAGGCTTAGGTTTAAAAGCAATTGCATCCGTCGACTTTAAAGCACTAGGTGCTTTAGCCAATGGTAAAGGTTCGAAAGCATTTGATTGGTCTGGTGAAGTTAGTGAAGGTTTCTTAGGTTTTGGTGCTGGTCGTAAGAAGACTAACTTTGAGATTGCAATGGAAGCCATTGCAGCTGGTTTAGCATTAGGACCTATATCAATCGCAGGTATTCTAGCTGGTGCACCAACATTAATCTTAGCTTCAGCAGCTCTAATTGGTATTGCAAAAGGTTTAAGAGTATTTAAAGAGGTTGTTGCAGAAGCAGATCTACCAAAACTATCAGAGAATATGGACTACATTGTAAGTGGTCTAGCTGATACATTCGCTAAAGTAGGTCAGAAATATCCAGGTGGAGGTGGTGGTATTATGTCAGCACTATTTGGTTCTGGCTCTGATACTTCAGTTGTAGCTCAGGGTATCTCTGCTGTAAGTGGTATGGGTAGAGCACTAAAAGGTATTGCAAAAGGTGTTCAAGCAATGGCGGAACTAAAGTTCCCAACCGGTTATGATAAAGACGGTAATCCAACAGGATATGAGACTATCAATCTAACAACCGCAGTTCCTGCATTGATTGCTAATACACAATTAATTGTTACAGGTCTAAGTAAGACATTTGCAGAAGTAGGAGAATCAGATGCTGCTCAGGGTAGTACATGGTTTACTTCATCGTCTTATGAAAAAGGTATTAAAGTTGTTAAGAAAATGGGTGAACCCCTATATAACTTAGCAAATGGAGTACAGAATATGGCGAACTTAAAGTTCCCAACAGGTTATGATAAAGATGGTAATCCAACTGGCTTTAAATCTATTGGTAATGTAGGTTCGTTAGTTAAAAAATTAACTAAGAATACAAAAGCTATCATTATTGGTTTAGCTGGTGTATTTGAACAAGTAGGTAAATCAGATGCTGCTAAAGGTGGTGGATGGTTTAGTAAGTCTAACTTTGAGAAAGGTATTGAAGTTGCACTACAATTAGCAGATCCTTACTCTGCTTTAGCTGATGCGGTAGAAGATGTAACTAAGATTACAAGTTCTGTTGGTGATGCAGAAGAAGTTAAAGCAAAGGTTACTGCAATGATTTCTTCAATCACAGACGCTGGTGGTTCAGACTCTGCTCTAATCGCTGGTAAGACTATGTTGATTGGTATGATAGGAGCAACCTATGAGAAATTAGGTACTGCAATTCCAGCTATCGTATCTGCAATCGCATCATTTACTGTAGATAAAGCAAAAGCATTTGCTGCTATCTTTGGCGGTGAATCTCCAGCTGAATTATTTGAATCAAAAACTAATTACTTAAAGGGACTAACAATGTCTTATATGAGAATGGCGTTTGCTATTCCTCTAATTGTTGGTTCTATTAATACAGTTCAAGCAGAACAACTAGATGCATTTACTGCTATTTATGGTGGTAAGATGTCTGATGTTGAAATGATGAACTCAAGAAAAGAGTTATTCATTGCAATCGGTGATTCTTATGAGAAATTAGGTGGTGCTGTACCTAAAATTACTTCGGCAATTAGTGGTGTAGAACCAGAAGCATTCGATAGATTTAAAGGTCTATTTATTGGAAGAGTCGGTATGTTAAGACCAATTGCAGGTTACGAAGCTCAAACTGAACTTTGGAATGCAATCGGTGCTAACATGGGCGCAACTGCTACAGCATTCCCAACAATTGCTGAAGGCATCAACGCGATGGATCTGGCTAAGTTAACTGAAACTAGACAGATGTTCGAAGCTCTTGCAGTTCTAGCTGAAGGTGGTGAATCTCCAGAAGATATTCTAGAAGCAATGGGTGAATCTCTATCGACTGCACTAGAAAACTTAACTGCAATGATTGAGACATTTAGAACTACAGTAGAAACTGGTACTGCTGCACAAGGTAACTTTATTGAAGAAGCAGCAGGTACAATTGGAACATCTATTGGAAACTTCGTCGGTGGTGTAACCGGCATGGGCGGTGGTGGAAATTCAGCTGCGGTCGTAAGTGCAATTGAAACTCTGAGAAGAACACTTACTTCTAAGGGAATCAAGATTAAAGACCTAGACGACTTAGTAAGTTAAGAAACTATTTTTAGTAGCATGGTATAATTCATAAATTAGACTTTATGATTACATCAACCATTTGTCAATATGACAGTTCAACCCTAACCGGTGCTGCATATAACTATAAACATAAAACTTTAACGGTACATTTTAACCATGCAACCTACATATATCACGATGTTAGTCGCGATGATTTCGAGTCTTTTAATAAAGCTGAAAGCCAAGGAAGGGCGTTAAATGAATTCATCAAAGGCAAATATGAGTATGACAAAGTACATGAAAACGAAAAAATTAATCACCCAACTGGATTTGATTAAAAAAATTTGGAGGAGAATTAAGAAATGGCATGCCTATTGGGTATGGATTGAAGAACAGAGGATGAAGGCTGCAGAACATTCAGGTAGTGCAGGACCATTACTGTAAAAAACAGGAGAAGTGGCAGAGTGGTCGAATGCACTGGTCTTGAAAACCAGCGTACTGCAAGGTACCGGGGGTTCGAATCCCTCCTTCTCCGCAAAAGCCTTTATAGCTCAGTTGGCTAGAGCAGCTGATTTGTAATCAGCAGGTCGTGGGTTCGAGTCCCTCTAAAGGCTCAATAAAGAATATGAAACTAACAGAAAAAGACATGGATATGATAGGCAAAGCACTTTTAGTGTTATGTTCAATAGTAGCAATGATTGTCTATCTTAATAACCAGTAATATGAAACTATTTAGAAGAAGTACAAAACGTAGAAAACTATTTGGTATTTGTGGTGGATTAGCAGAATACACTAACACAGATCCAGTATTATGGAGATTTGCAGCGTTAATTTTATTCTTTACGCCGTATGTTCCAGCTCTAATCTTATACTTAATACTAACTTTTTTAACAGAAGAAGATGGCGACATTTAACGATTTAGAATTTAAGAGACATCCTAGCACATACAAGGGCTGGGCAGCACAACATAAATTTGATAATGGTTTTACTTTATCAGTAGTAGCAGGTGAGTATTTCTACTGTACTCCTAAAATAGCACTTAACGAAGCCGACAAATACTCAGCTTTTGAGATAGCAATCTTGGATGGTGATGATAATTTTGCAACCGAGAAGATTATTCCGAATGTAACGGATGACGTGATTGGTTGGAAAACTAGAGAAGAAATCACAGCTATCATGGAACAAATTGAGAAAACTGAAGTATAAGTAATAAACACACTTAAATTATGACACGAGCAAGTATCGTACAAAGACTTTTAGATAAAAAACAAATTACTGCAGAAGAAGCAGTTGTACTTCTCAATGAAGAGAAGAAAGATACTACATACTACCCTTACTCGCCAGGAGTCTTCTTTTCCGAGCCTAACTGGACTGGCAATCCAGGACCATATTGTGGTACTGCCACATCAGGTAGCGGAGCAATGCAAGACAACTGGGAATATCCAGACACTAAATTTACCCCTCCCTCGGATAATTAATAATCATAATTTTAATGAAAAAGTCGAGCAAGCCTGAAGAGGCCCAAGACGCCGAAGCCAATCGGCGAAAGAAACTGCAGTTTAAAAAGAAGAAAGCTCGCAGTAAAGAACAAAAGTTTAATTACAAAGAAATTAAGTCAATCGACGACTTAGATGAATATGGAGAATATAATTTCTAGCGATCCACTAATTTTAGACTACTCACAAATGAGTGATGAAGGTTTTGAGTGGATGCACATCACACCCATTTTAAGGGTTCCTGGCGACATCAGTCAGGGAGTTGAAGGTTTATGTAGGGCAGGCGCGTTCGGACGTCTACTGCATGTCCTATCAATTCATGATGCGCCTGTACCTCAAGTCGTAAAAGTTATCAAAGACCCAGAAGCAGAATTGACTTATGAACTACGTTAAGCCGCGAGTAAACAACGACCACATCTATTGGGAAGACTCTTGGAATTTGTATGAAACAACTGAGGAAAGTTAACTATAACAACTAAATCAGTTATTATGCCAGAGTTAGCGGAACTCAAATTCACATCAGACTACGTCAATCAAGTATCGGAAGGTATGACTTATATTGGAGTTAAAAAGAACCCCATTCATAAGTGTGAAGATATTGACCAAGAGTATTTCAACAATCAAGAATTTACTATTACTTCAGAATCTAGAGGTAAAGAGATGATTCTTACTATGGAAAGAAACCAGGTATCAATGCCTATTCAATTTACGATGGGTATGACTGGTCATTTCAAAGTTACAAATACTGGCCAAGAGCCAAAACACACTCACCTATTTTTCTACAGATCAGATGGTACTACATTATGTTTTGTAGATGTTAGACGTTTTGGTAAATGGAAAGTAGCTCAAGATTGGAATAAGAAGAGAGGACCAGATCCAACGACAGAATACGATGAGTTCTGGACTAATGTTATGACTAACCTGACAAAACTGAAGAAACCACTCTATGAAATGCTGATGGACCAAAAATACTTTAATGGTATTGGTAACTATCTAAGAGCAGAGATAATTTATAGAGCAGGTGATGTTGACCCATTTCTTCCAGCAGGAATGCAATTCGCTAAATATCCAAAACTATTAGACCTATGTAGAGACATTCCGCTTCTAGCCTATGCAAAAGGTGGCGGTGCAATCAAAGATTGGGATAATCCATTTGGTGATAATGCAATTACTGAGAAGTTTATGCTTTGCTATGGTAATCCAACTATGTCAAAGAGAAAGGATAGAAATGGTAGAACATTCTGGTACGACCCAAAGTGGGATAACGTACCAACGAGTAGAGATGAACTAGCAGATTATTTGTATGACAGCGGCAGAATGGTTAAATAAAAACGAATGGCCTGAAATGCACGTCTATTCTGATGCTTTCTCACATCACACAATGTTGAGTAGTATTATGGAACAATATGCCAAAGAATATCATGCAAACAAATTAGAAAAAGCTCGTAAAAAGGAAATAACAGAATTTAATAAATTTTTATGAAATTTCTATTAGCACTTTTGTTTTCAGTAAGTATGTTTAGTCAGACTGTATTTGAAAATGAAAAAGGAAACACAAGAATAACATTAGAAGACAATAAGTATATTATTACTTTTGACGATGAGAACGACCCAGTCTATTTTGATGAAAATGGAATGTTTGTTCAAACAAAAGGTAAATTGGAATTGACAGATAAAGAGTTTAAACAATTTGTCAACAATATAAGCAAAGTAATGAAAAGGTCTGAAGGTAATATCAAAACAGACAGATACGACCTAGATAAATTTTCGTTTGTTAACGATACAGTTTTTCTATGGGTCAATTCAAAGATTGGTTCCTTCAGTAAACAAGACTTAAAACAACTCAAAAAACTTTAATGCAGAGAGTAGTAATAGTTAGCGGTTATTTTAATCCAATTCATAAAGGTCACATTGAGTATTTTGAGAATGCAAAATCACAAGGTGATAAACTATGGGTTATCGTTAACTCAGATCTACAGAGAGAACTAAAAGGTTCTGCTGCATTTCAAGACCAAGATGAGAGATTGAAGATTGTAAAATCACTTAGAGTAGTTGACAAAGCAATACTGTCAATAGATGAAGATAGAACAGTAATTAAGTCTATTGCAAAATTAGTAACCGGAAATAGAACACACCATCGTAAATTTATGTTTGCAAACGGCGGAGACCAAGATAATACTACAATTCCAGAAGCAGTTATCTGTAGAGAATTAGGCGTTGAACTCGTCGACGGCCTAGGTGACAAAATTCAATCGAGTAGTTGGCTACTCAAAAAGAAATAAGATGAAAATAACACTTGCTATATTAGTTTTATGTTGGGTATGGATTATGTACGAATTAATCAATGCACCAGAATATGACGAAAATGAAAACCCAGTAAAAAAGAAATAATGGCCAAGAAGAAAGAAAGAATGCAGAACCTAATTGTCATCGGACATCCTGATGAGAAATCTTTCTGTTACAATGGTATATTTAAAACCATCAAGAAAACTCTACTAGAAGAAAAGGGTTATCTAAATGAAATAGAAGTTATCGATCTATACAGAGATAAATTCGTTAGACCCAGAGAAGAACTAATGAAAAAATATAAAGAATTAGTTGATTGGGCAGATAGAATTTATTTCGTTTCACCAGTTTGGTGGTTTAGATTAACACCAAGAATGGAGATATTCTTCGATGAAGTGCTAACGCCAGGCTATGCATATCAATTCGTACCTGTTATAGGTCCGTACGCGTATCCCAGGCCGTTTCTAAGCGACAAGAAGGTAAGAACCTATATAACACATGGTGCACCTTCTCTGCCCGTTAGAACGCTTTATTTGAACTCTCCTAAACTAAGATTAGTAATGGGAGTATTTACATTTGTCTTCGGTTGGAGATGGTCGTTATGGTTTAAGACCAAACAATTCTGGGCAGTACCATTCGTATCTACTGCCAAAAGAAAAAAGTATTTAGAAACAGTTCGAAAAGACGTCATAAGAGACTTAAGAACACATCAAATTAAACAAAAATGAGTGAATTTATCTATCATGCATTAGGTTTTTGTGGAGAACACTGGCACCCCAATGCAATTAACATGACTGCTATGATAATGATAGCAGCACTAATCGTAAAATCAATAAAAAACAAATATGAAAAAGCTTAAACTATATTTTTGGTTATATTACCCTGTGGTACTATCATTTTTATCATTCCTATATTCAGTAGGACTATGGTTTTCAGGGTATCAATTAGAAGGCATCTTTGTTGGTATTTGGGTACCATCAATTTTAGCTCTTTCTGTAGCAATTCGTCAGAGAAGAAATGACTACTACAGATCACTAGCGGCCAGGGACGCTATGAGAAGAAAGAAATTTAAAAACGCAAAATAATGACAACTACAATGTTTATTGTTGGTCTTTGTATTTTCGTGGTGTATCTTTATGCACTACTTAGAGCAATTCATTGGGGCCACACATCTCAGAGGGACGAGTTTATGCAAGATCCAGAGATGAGAAATTATTACTCCAGACATGGTATGCCAGATCAAGTGGATTACGATGGTATGGGTGATTTTAGCAGATTCCCAGATACAACTCCTAAGAAAAGAAAAAGACCAACCAAAGTCAAAACAAAAAAGAAAGAACGAGTATAAGAACTATGAAGTTAATCCTAGTAGGAAAAGCAGCCGCAGGCAAAGATTTTTTAAAGAACAGATTACTAAACAGTAGAAAATTTAAGCCGGGTATTAGTTGCACAACTAGACCCCCACGTCACAATGAGGAAGATGGTGTGGATTATCATTTTATGACTGAAGAACAGTTTAAATCAAAACTTGAAGAAGGTTCAATGTTAGAACACATGGTATTTAACGACTGGTACTATGGTTTGACAAAAGAAGAATTTGAGCAAGCTGATGTTATGATAATGTCAAAAGATGGTTTAGATGTTTTACCTAAGGATTACAGAGATAGATGTATGGTAATTTATCTAGATCCTTCGAGAGTTACTAGACTTGAGAGATTAAATGATAGAAACGATCCAAATGATTCTATTTATAGAAGAATGCAGACTGATGAAGAACAGTTTGCTGGTTTCAGAGACTATGATTTACATGTCAAAAATGATGACTTTTAAGGAGAATATATATTAAACACACTAAAATTAAACAATATGAGCAAGACTCTAACAGATCAAAAAGAACAACTAACTAAAAAGGTTGACCAAATGCAGACAGATGCTGCGGCAAAAACCTTTGATATTCAGTTTGATGACCGAAAGATGGTTAAGACTTTGATGGACCACTTAAACAAGGGTTACACATGGAAAACTAATAACGCTGCAGTTATTGTTTCACTTTATGACCAGCTTAAAAAACAAAATAAAGAATTACTAAGTTCCGATAGTGAAGATACAATCATTTCCCTAAGAGGTCATGAATTGAATGCTCTTTACCAAGCACTTCTAAATGTAGAAGGCCAAGGTATTGAACCTGCTAGAAAATTCATCACAATGTTAACGCATGTTGGCGAGACTGTATCTAATGCTATGGCCCAATTAGCTGAAATGAACAAAGAGATTTCTGAAATGCACCAAGAAATTGCAGAATTAGAAACTCAGATAAATTCAGCTGAAGAGGTGGAAGCGGAATTAGAACCAGTCGCAGATGAAGCAAGCAAGTAAATCTCAGAAGAGAATAGATTTTTTAGATCTTATTTCTGAAAGTATTACACACGATGATATTTTTGGAACTCTGAACTATAAGAAAAAGTCAGAAGATCAGATCAAGCAATTCATTTATCCACACCTAATTAAAGACCTAACTAATTATGTATTAGAAGGTGGTGAAGAGGATAAAGAAAAAGCTAAGGAGGCTGTAAAGTCTTCTGTAAAATGGGAAGGTGATGTAAATACTACCGTTAATCACATTCTTTTTATGGGTACTAGAAATAGACCTGACATGGTAGTAGAAATGAATGATATTAAAATTGCAATTGAATTTAAGAAGGGTTCAAGAGGCACAGATCTTAGAGCTGGTATCGGCCAGTCTATAATTTATGCGACACATTATGATTTTGTCCTCTATCTTTTTATTGACACTTCTGAAGATAAAAGAATTCAAAATGCACAAGGTGGTGTAAACGAACAAGCTGTTTGTAAAGAGCTTTGGGATAATTACAACATCAAATTTATAGTAGCTTAATATGGGTAAAGTATATGTGACGTCAAATCTACAGTTAGGTAGACCTGGCGCAATAAAAAAGTATGGTAGAGATTTTGAGCATGTAGATGATATGACAGATGCTTTAATTAACAACTGGAATACTGTTGTAACTAAAGACGATACAGTTTATCATCTAGGTAATTTTGCACATGACCCTAAGACTGCTCAAGACGCAATGTTAAGACTAAATGGTAAAATTCACTTTTGTCTAGGTGAACATGATGAAGCAATCGAAATGTTAGATAGCAAGAACATGCTTAGACCTGGGTGTAAAATCATAAAGTGTATTGAAACAGATAATGTCAACAAAGTTTCACTATCATATTATCCACTAGGAGCATGGCCTGGTAAAACTAAGAAATGGTTTTCTATCATTGGCTATCCTGCTAAATCTTTTAAATCAGATCCAAAGAAGAGAATTATTAATGTCTCTACAGATCTATGGAGCCACAGACCACAAGAGCTCTCTAAAGTAGTAAGTATATTCGAAGATTTCTAAATTGTTAATAACTTTTTGCAAAATAGTTGCAAAAACATTTTCTAGTGTCAAATTTTTTTATTATATTTGTACTAGATAATGTAAGTTTTATCTAGAACATGTAATTATTACTATATGAAGAACAAAATAATTGCCAAAACTCTTTTTTATGTCAAGAATTTTTATTATATTTGTTCATATATAAAATTGTCTAACGTTAAACATTAAAAAATATGCCAAAAACATCGTATCGAGAACTAGCCGAAAACTTTATCAAATCAAAATCAGAAAAAGACTACAAAGTCCTTCATGATAAAATTAAGCCAGGTCTCGAAAATTATGTCTTCAATGTTGTAAAAGACAGCGAAGTAAGAGATGATATTGTCACAAATACTCTCACTAAGATGTGGACTAAAATCGATCAATACGATCCACAATATCAAATCACAACGTGGTTATACAGAATTGCATTCAACGAGTGTCTAGGTTACATCAGACAGAGAAACAAGAAAAGATCTATCGATGCACTTAGAGATTCTGGTATTGAAGTGTCTAGATATTATGCTAGAACTTCTGCAAAAGATCTACTTGTTGAAATGGAATATAAGTCAGAAGAAGACTTCTATGAAGAAGATGCTGAATTAATGAACAGATATGAAGCTGCATTAAAAGGTATTGAAACACTCAAGCCAATGTACAAAGGTATCTTAGAAGACAGATTGCTTAACAATATGAAATATGAAGATATTGCTAAGAAATATAATCTACCTCTTCAGACTATCAAAAACAGAATTCGTAGAGGAAAAGCCATTATTGCTTCAAGTATTTAAGAAACAATCAGAGCTTGTCGTAGTATAACTATCACAGTTAAATAATTCAACACAAAAAATTAATGCGACAAGCTCTTACCTACGATGACATTCAGCTCATCCCTCATTATTCAGACGTTCCAACACGTCAAAACATCTCACTAACTGTTCCAGTCAGTAAAAACTGGTCAATCGACATGCCTATTGTAGGTTCATGTATGGACACAGTAACAGAATTTGAAATGGCATCTACTCTAATGGAAATGGGTGGTGTCGGATGTCTTCATAGATTTATGTCTATTGAAGAACAAGTTAAGCAAGTTAAAAAACTAGTATCATTTAGAGATAGTGATGTGTCAATGGCACATTTACCGGTTATGGCAGCAGTAGGTGTCGTAGGCGATTATTTAGATAGAGCAGTCGAGCTTGAGGAAGCTGGATGTAATATCATTCTAGTCGATGTTGCACATGGACATCATGCAAACATGGAAGTAGCTCTAACCGAATTGAAAGCAAATCTATCAGAGTTTACGGATGTTATTGCTGGAAACATTGCAACGGCAGAAGCAGCAGAAGACTTGATTTCTTGGGGAGCAGACGGTCTACGAGTTGGTATTGGAGGAGGTTCTCTCTGTACCACTCGTGTTAAGACTGGTTTCGGTGTACCTAATGTTACTTCAATTGAAGAAGTTGTTCAAGTTGCAGATCAACATGGAATTCCTATTATGGCAGATGGTGGAATCAAATCATCTGGTGATATTGCTAAAGCTCTAGCAGTTGGTGCAGATTGTGTAATGGTAGGTTCACTACTTGCAGGTACTAAAGAATCTCCAGGAGCAATCATAGAAACTCCAGCAGGTCTTTTCAAGCGCTATCGTGGTTCTGCCTCACTAGAGACTAAAGTCACACATGGTCAAAAATCTAGAAATGTTGAAGGTGAATCTACAACTATTCCTTTCAAAGGTGGAGTTAGATTTATTGTCAACGGACTAACAGATGGAGTTCGGTCGGCATTCTCTTATGCAGGTGCTGAAAACATCATGGACTATCAAGCCACTGTAGAATATAATGTAGTAACTAACGCAGGACTTGCAGAAGCACGACCACACCTTATTCAATGATAAACCTTAAATTCATAGAGAAATCTCCAGAGCATCCATTGGGACAAATTCACTGTAAAGTGGACTTCTCTGCAGGATGGTTGCTTGACAAGAGTGAATTTCCACTCAGATTTACTATATGGGAAGAAGGTAAAATAAAATGGTCTACCGAGCTAGAACCTGACTGGTTTGCAACATGGGATCCGCTTCAACTAGAAGACTGTGAAGCTAGAGTTACTACAAAACAAGGTAAACTACTAAAATCATTTCAACCACCACTAGATGCAACACATACTTTCTTATATGAATGGGCTTCTAGAAATCAAGGTGCAAAAGGTATTGTAATAGGTACGAATGATGGAACTCATGGTGAGTGGGTAAAACCACTTCAGTCTGGTCAACTCATTGCAGACTTAGTGGAAGGTAGCAGAGAAGCAGCTTTTGAATGTAAGAAGAATTGGCCTGACATGCAGGTACAAAACTGTATTGTCACAACAGATGGACAGCAGGTCAGCTGGTATGAATTCGGTACAGGTGAAGCAAACACAATAGATTACGACCATGCATTGAAACATGCAGGCCATGAAGATGTGGTAGGTACGATGAAAGAAACTGTTGGTATTAGAGAACTAATGCAGGCAGATGATTATCGATGGATGCATTTAGACCTAGAAGGTATTGACGATGAAATTATTATGGCAATGGACTTTGAACAACACTCTAAGCCTGAGCTGATTATCTTTGAAACTATTAATATCTCTCCTGAAAGACTAAATGGCGATGCAAGTCGTCTACAGAGAATTTCAGAATGGCTACGTCAACATGACTATAAATTCTACTATGACTACTGGAATTCTTTTGCTTTTTTAACAAAATAATTGCCTTCAGATTTTTTATTGTCAGATTTATTTCGTATATTAGTACTGTAATTAAACAACAACACAAATGGACAACATAGTTTACATCGAAGGCGTGGGTTACTGCAAAGAAGTTACCGTTAATCGCTACAATGAAGACGGAGTTAATGAACCCTATAATATCTACGAACCAATAGAAAAATAACTATGGAATACTTTATTCTTTTCGGAATTATCTTCTTTATGGCATACGCTGCCACCAAAATGGAAAATCAAAAGTAAAATGATTGACATCAACAACTACGAGAACGAATTGCTTCTCTCCGCTGGCTACTCTGAAAAAGAAATCGCCAACATGACTCAAAATCAAAAGCGCAGTTACGCACTGGAGATTGAAATGGAGCTGGAAGCAATCGAGGCTTCACTCTGAAACTAACCTCAGGGAATAATATATAACTGTTCCCAAAAGGCTCTTTGAAATATCGCTAATGTATGCCCGGGTGGTGGAATTGGTAGACACGACAGACTTAAAATCTGTTGGCCTGAAAGGCCGTGACGGTTCGAGCCCGTCCCCGGGTACCAAAGCATACAAATGCACCAGTAGCTCAGCTGGATAGAGCATCTGCCTTCTAAGCAGACGGTCACAGGTTCGAATCCTGTCTGGTGTACTAAATACGGGGAGTTAGTCAAAAGTGGTTATGACGCTCCAGCTTATTCGTGATGGCATCATGGATAAAAAAGCCGAAAGCATCATACTAGTTATGCGGTGTAATTAGGCTGGTTAGGCAGAAGTGGGGGTTCGAGTCCCCCACTCCCCAGCTCTTAGATAGGTTTACAACCGAACAACGAGGCGTCAAATCTCACGCCTACAAGTCGAAAGACGGAGTCTAAGTGGAGTAAAGACATTGTCAGGCCATATCTCCTACGCGCTGACGATACTATAATGATGGAGGTTGCACGAATGATTGATGACTCTATATCATTCCTAAAGTATTAAAATGGAGTCGACTCCGACACCCTGTGGAGTAGAACCATCAGGGTAGAGTTGAGTAAGCGTGTATGCCACTGATCTTCGGACAGGCGCAGCTCACCTCGGTACTGCGGATGTGGCGGAATTGGTAGACGCGCTAGTTTTAGGCACTAGTATCATTTGATGTGAAGGTTCGAGTCCTTTCATCCGCACAAATCACAACACACATCGAGTCTTGCACCTCTACAAATTAAAAGGTGTTTTCAACATGGGAATGTAGCTCAGTTGGTTAGAGCAGGACTCTTATATAGTCAAGGTCAGGGGTTCAAGTCCCTTCATTCCTACCGCGTGTGAGGTGAACAGATTTCGTAGCTCAGCTGGTAGAGCATCTGACTTTTAATCAGAGGGTCGCGGGTTCGAGCCCCGCCGGAATCACTACATGGTGGTTATAGCTCAGTTGGTAGAGCACTAGATTGTGGTTCTAGTTGTCGTGGGTTCGATCCCCACTAATCACCCTAAACTATTGCCAGAAATGGTGTATAATAACTATTGGGGCAATTAGCTCAGTTGGTTCAGAGCACCTCGTTTACACCGAGGGGGTCGGGAGTTCGAATCTCTCATTGCCCACTAAAATAAAATATATGAAAATAGCTTTAATAGCACATGACAACAAGAAGGCAGATATGGTAGCCTTCGTGTCGAAGAGACTAGATTTCTTCAATATGCCAGATAACGAAATAGTAGCGACTGGCACAACTGGTGGGCATGTTAAACATGCAGGTATTAAAAAAGTAAAGAGACTTAATTCTGGTCCAATGGGAGGTGATGCTGAAATTGCAGCAATGGTTTCCAATGGAGATATAGACCTAGTTATTTTCTTCAGAGATCCGTTGGGTAAACATGCTCATGATGTAGATATTTCTATGTTAATGAGATTATGTGATGTGCACAATGTTCCATTAGCGACAAATTACAGAACAGCTTCACATCTGATTAAATGGTACAGAGTACTAGAAGAGAAAGTAGATGCAGTTCTGGTACATAAGCCTGGCGGTCCCGTATAAATAAACAAAAGATAGTTATTAACTATAACAGTTATGGAAGATAAAAATTGGAACCCTAACGATTGGCAAGGACGTTCTAGAAGAAGTGTAGAAGGCTCATATAAATTAGCTTTTATCTCTTTTATTGGAATGGCAATTACCTTGGTTATCGCTAGTCTACTAGCTTAATGAAACTACTAAAGAAATTATTAGCTCCTTTAATCTGGATAAAAGATTTACAAGGAAATATCACAGAGTACTTAACTAAGAAAGCAGTTAAGAAGACAGGAGCAGATAAACCTAACAAATTCAAAGATTGGAAATTCAAACAACCGATATGGAAGCAATTCCTTCTTGAGGTTGTTATGTTTTTGGTTTTCATTTATATCCTCTATTTAATTACAGGTTACATATTAATACCACTAGGATAATGCCTTTACCCTGTCCAGTCTGCAAAACTCCACTTCATGTCGATCTACAATGGTTGATACAAAACCCAATCTGTCAATGTCCAACTTGTCAGTCGGTAATGAACTTTGAAGTACCAGAAGAAATGCGGAAAGAAGTGACAGAAGCACTTGGTAGTATCAAGAAAATTAAGGACGAATATAGTGATATTGCAACGTTCGGAGAGAACAAGCAAAAACTAATATAAGAGTAACATATTTCTATATTAGTGGAGATATATAAACTGTATAACTTAAATAAAACTCAATACAAATGGCAGGAATAGCAGATCAATTCAGAGGTCTTCCAATCGAAGATCTAATTGTTTCACCTCTAGTCGGAATGGCGAAAGGTCAAGCAAAATTAAACGAGGTAACTTGGAGATATATCAACGAAGTAGCTTTCATTAAAGGTGAAACTAGAGCGTTAGATGTACAAATTAACAAAGTCATGACTGACCCTAATACAGGTGAACAATCTTGGCAAGAGCACTACGCGAAAGTGCCGATGTTACCACTAGTTCCGCTACCATCTTTAGCTGTACAAAGTGCCGATATTGAATTTAATATGGAAGTTCAAACTTCTGACGTAGCAACAGACAAATCTTCTTCTGAAGCATCAATGTCTGCATCTGCATCAGGCGGCTGGTTCGGTATGAAGTTCAAAGCGTCAATGTCTGGTAAAGTATCTTCTTCAAAAGAGAATACTAGAAAGACTGACAATTCTGCAAAGTATAACGTGAAAGTTCACGCACAGCAATTAGAGCCAACTGAAGGTATGTTGAAATTATCTGATGCTTTAGTATCAATGATGGATCCTACTCCAACAGCTCCAACTAAGAAATCTCCAACAGCTCCTCCGGCAGCTGGCGGCGGTGGCGCAGCTTAATCTAAGTTTACAAACGCATTCAAAAAAGCTCTCATCTGAGGGCTTTTTTAGTATTGAAACAATAACAACATTTTAAGTATAACAATCAACTTAAGTTAACTACACATGGCAAGACTAAACGTCGAAGAATTAATTGGTGGATTGCTAGAAGCAGCAATGGTTTCTCAAGGTATTTCTGAGAGACAACACATCAATGCAATTCGTAACTACTTCAACGAGGATGGTAGTCCAATCACAAAGACATTTAAAGTTGGTGAAAAAGAGATGGTTGTACCTCTCTTTATTCTTGCTGACCATGGTTCAGTAGGTCTATCAGAATTAGAGATTGAATTTGCAGCAAGATTACAGTTTGGCGATGACCCACACAAAACTTCAGATCTAAAGAAAGATCTGTTAGGTTTATTCAGAAAGAAAAACTATCAGCATAATATAGCAGAGATTAAAGTAGACCATGGCGCTCCATGTAAACATAATCCTCCTGGTTCAAATGGAATGGCTTCAATTAAAGTGAAGTTTAAGAAAGATGATAAACCAGAAGCTCTGTCAAGAATGATAGACCAGTATATTGCTTGGATGCAAGATCCAAAAGGAGTTGGTGAAGCTCGCGCAGATGATACTCCACAAATACCACCTAAAGCAGATACAAACGTAAACTAATTTACTCGATGAAGATCGATAAAGTTTACATACTAGCAATTAATGTAACGCAAGAGAAAATTGACTCTATTCAGCAGAGATTAGAGAATTGTGATTTTGCAAATAAAGTTGGATATGAAATTCTAACAGGTCATGATGGTAGAAAAGACCCTATGCCAGAAGGAGTTCATGTCTATCAAGATTGGGCAAAAGAACCACATACATGGAATAAATTTTGGAAGCAACCAATTAATCCAGGTGAAGTTGGATGCGCACTAAGTCACATTAATGCATGGAAAAGAATTGCTGAAGGTGAAGAAGAAAGATGTTTAGTTCTAGAAGAAGATTTCTTTGCAGTTAAATCTATGTATGCTTTACCAGAAGTTAATCCAGATCTACCGATTGTATGGGACTATTGTTCTCTAGGTAGATGGATATTCAATGAAGACAATGATGTTATTCTAGACGAAACTTTTTGTATTCCATCTCTACATTACAATATGCACGCATACATTCTAACTAAAACTGGCGCACAGAAATTAGTAGATTATCAGTTAGAAAAGAATATCATACCTTCTGATGAATTTATTACGGCAACGTATCTAAATCACAGAAGACAAGATATAGAAGAATTATTTCCAGTTAAAACAATGTCGGTTATAGCGACTAGAGAAGACTGGTTCAATCAATCATCAAACGCAGAAACATCATTAGTAAGTAAACATGGCTGGAGAACAACCTAAATATCTAACAAGAGACGAAGACTATAGATGGAAGCATGGTATTAACTATCGTGAAAACCCACATCTATATCATTCAGGTAGAGGTCAACAAGGCGTAACTATCTGTGAACCATATAAATCTGAAATAGGACAATACTGGAGATTTAAGACTCCTGAGATTGCAGAAAGATCAGCGACTAAAATCTATGAAATGTTCTTAGACTATTTAAAACAAGACGATTTCATTGGAGCTGATATGTGTAAGAAATTTATTCACATGGGTTTTACCAGAGCTAGAAGATATGCAAATCATAAGTCTGGTAGAAAATGGCAATTAAAAGGAAAGGAGTGGTCGGTCTTACCTCTAGAGACAGATAGAGACAGATCACCTAAGGCGATAGCAGCAAATATCTTTCATGATTTTTGGGTACTCGCCAGAAATAACGATAAATATCTAAAGCTCAAAAAGGCTCACAAAAAGAAGTATTGGAGTTAACTAATCAAGATATTGATAGAATCATAGAAATGGCATGGGAAGACAGAACCCCATTTGAGGCTATAGAATTCCAATTCGGTTTAAAAGAAAATGATGTTAGAAAAATAATGAGAACTCACATGAAAGAGTCTTCATTTAAAATGTGGAGGAAAAGAGTTAAAGGTAGAAAAACCAAACACACAAAAACATCAGAAGCTAATAGGTTTAAATCTAAAAATCAAAAATGAACAATAAGATACTTAACATTCTAAGAGAAGAAGGAAAAAGACAGAGAGAAGAACATAATTTTATTGCTTCTGAAAACTTTGCATCAGAAGATGTAAGATACTTCTGTGGTTCTGTATTTACTAATAAATATGCTGAAGGTTTTCCAGGTAAGAGATACTATAATGGTTGTGGTAATTATGATGAACTAGAGAATTATGGTATTGAATTAGTTACTAAACTATATGGCTGTAATTTTGCAAATATACAACCACATAGTGGAGCTAATGCTAATTTAGCAATCTTCAAAGCATTCTTAAAACCAGGTGATACTATTCTAGGTATGGACTTGTCAGCAGGTGGTCACCTATCTCATGGTTCACCAGCAAATCTAAGTGGAAAATGGTTTGATAATCATTTCTATGGAGTTAATGAAGATGGTTGGTTAAATTATGGTGAAGTTTCAGCAAAAGCACATAATCTAAAACCTAAAATGATTATTGCCGGAGCATCTGCATATCCTCGTCAAATTGATTTCTTAAAATTCAGAAAGATAGCAGACTCAGTTGGTGCTTTACTTCTAGTAGATATGGCTCATTATAGTGGTCTAATTGCAGGTGGTGTTTACGAGTCTCCTCTACCTTATGCTGACTTTGTAACTTCAACAACTCATAAAACTCTAAGAGGAGCTAGAGGTGGAATGATTCTTTGGAACAATGAAGATTACACTAAGAAGATTAACTCAGGTGTTTTCCCAGGAACACAAGGTGGACCCCTGATGAATCAAGTTGCAGGTAAAACACAATCATACCATGAAGCATCTACACCTGAATTTAAAGAGTATTCAAAACAAGTAGTTGAAATGGCTCAACTAATGTGTCAGACTTTCAAACAAAATGGTATTAAGCTGACAACAGGAGGAACAGACTCTCATATTATTTTAATTCACACTGGAGATAAATCAGGAGCAGAAGTTGCAGATAAATTAGAAGCTGAACATAACATAGTAGTAAATAAAAACTCAATTCCTAACGATCCAAGAGGAGTATGGGAAACATCTGGTATTAGAATAGGTACTGCAGCGATGGTTACTAAACATGGAAATGATGAGGATTATTTTAAAAATATAGCAGATATTATTAGTAATACAATTAAACTGTGAGGATAGGAATTACATGCTCATCTTTTGACCTACTACATGCCGGTCATATTAAAATGTTAGAGGAGGCAAAACAACACTGTGACTTTCTGATCTGCGCGCTACAAACAGATCCTACAATCGACCGACCAGAGAAAAACAAACCAGTACAATCTATCGTGGAAAGATGGATTCAATTAGATGCCGTTAAGTGGGTAGATCAGATTGTACCATATACAACAGAGGAAGATCTTGAAAACATTTTTAAGTCTTTTAAACTAGACGTCAGAATAATTGGCGAGGAATATAAAAAGAAGCCTTTCACAGCAAAACATATATGTGAAACAAAAGGAATAGAGATAATATATAATAGCCGAGGCCACGAATGGTCGAGTACTGATTTGAGAAAAAGACTTAAGTAATGGAATTTGTTTTAAACGTGTTGACGGTGTTTTTGACACTCTTTGCCGTCATCGATATGCCTGGTAACGTGCCACTGATTATCAGACTAAGAAAAGAGAATGGAGAGGTAGAATCTGCTAAATCTACTATCGTAGCAACTGTAATTATGATTTCAATTCTCTTTATTGGAGATGTTATCTTTAGATTACTAGGTCTACAAGTATTTCATTTTGCATTGGCTGGTGCAATGCTACTACTTTATTTTGGTGTAAGAATGGTCTTGGGTATTGAGTCAGAGTCTTCAGGGGAACCTATGCCACCTTCAATCTTCCCTATTGCATTTCCTATTGTAGCAGGTCCTGGTACTCTATCAACTATTATTTCATTAAATCAAGATTTTACAACAACTACAATTGTCGTAGCAATTTTTGCAAATGCAATTGCAATCTATGCTTTCTTAAAATCAGCAGATTACATTCAAAGAAAACTGGGTAAAGTAGGTCTAACGATTATGGAAAGAGTCTTCGGTATTATCCTGATTGCAATCGGTATGAAGATCTTAATTAACGCTCTGGTCTTGAGTGTTAACTATGCCAATAACTTAATATAAGATTTGTCTTGGGTTTCTCTCAAAGATGAGATAACCTTGATGAATTCTAGTTTTAATCTGAGGTAGAGAAAAATCAACAATTTCTACAATCTCTTCTATTTCATGATTATCTTCACCTTCTAGCTTAGGATTATCAAAATAGTCATATCTGTTTCTATCGAAAGCCTTTCTCATAATATCATATCTACCAATAAAATAATCCATCTCTTGTTGTAATCTTTCTAAATGCAAAAGATGTGGAGATACTTTCTGTGAAAGATATGATTTATCTACAGACTGAAGGTAAGCATAAAGCATATATTGCTTATGTTCAAAATCAATGGGTGGGGCTTGAAACCAGTCTAGAGATATTAACTTCATATATTATATATTAAGAAAAGAGGGGCCGAAGCCCCTCTTTCATTCACTCTCTAACCAGAATAAATCTGGATTGTGTGGATCTTGTGTTAATGTCAATTTAGAACCTAAATTGTCATAAAACATTTTGTCTAAGTGAATAGCTTTACGCCAAGGTTCATTAACATCATTTCCATTCCATCTTACATCTATTAAAATAGTTCTTACAAATTTGTCAGGGTTCTTTTGAACTCTGTTTGGTATCTGTTTTGGATTGAGACAACCCATAAACATGATTGGAATTAAAATAAACTTTTTCATCTAAATATAGTTATATGTCCGTTTTTCTGATGGACCTGAGGAGAATTCCATCTTCTTGCTTTAAATGTATAAACGTAAACTCCATCTGCAACATAGGAAGGTCCACCCTGCATACTACCATCCCAATATGGATATGATTCATAGTCATCACCATAACCTGCAAAGACTAAGCCACCCCAACGATTATAGATTCTAAATTCAACATCAACCCAACAGCCTAGATCTAGGATAATCTTCCAGACATCATTCCACCCATCGTTATTAGGAGTAAATGTGTTTGGAATATAAACTGACCATGGCCAACAGTCGTCATCTGTTGGACTACCGATAGGGTCATCTTCACATGGTAGACCAGTATTACAATCAATGAATTGAACTTCAACAATAGTATCAGTTAGATAAATGTACTCTATCACTTCTATCTCTAGAGTATCAGTAATCTGCACATATTCAATGACAGTAATTGTATCTGGTGGTAATTCCACGATTAGAGTATCTTGTGGCAGTTCAACAAAAACTGTATCAATCGTCTCAATAAAAACAGTGTCCTGTGGTAGTTCTACATAAACTGTATCTACAATAGGATCTGGATATTCACAATTCTCACTATCACAAGTTGCGTCTGGATTATAGTTATCAGCGCAAGGGTCCATACAACCCCAGATACAAACCGGATATGCTGGTAAAGTAATACAATAAGTATTATTAGATAGGTCTTCATCTACTTGGTCACCAACCACACTAACAGTTACACATAATTCATCACCTTCTTCCCAGACTAATTCCTGATTAAATGTATTTAGTACGTTAGTCTGTTGACCAGGAGGTAAGGCCACGGCATAGAATGGATTGTTAGGAAAGTTAACTCCGAATTCTACAGATTGACTAGTCCAACCATTCGGTCCAGTCCAAGACCATAGATAACTGTAAATAGAATCTGTACCTATATTAGTAGCAACTTGATGGTATCTAATACCAGGTGCACAACCAGGAGGTACTTGATTGTAGATATTACAGTTAGTGTATTCTACCCAGAGAGAATCTAATTGTATATCGACAATAGACTCTTCTACACAACAGCCAAATAGATTACAGTAGTATTCCCAGTAAGTTTCATCATTATGATATGCATTACAAAGCTCTTCACCGTTTGGTGTATCACATGTAATACAAGAGCCATCATTCTCATCTGCATTCTGGTCATAGTTACAAGCAGTTAGATCGGTACAACCTAAAACAGCTGGAAATTCACATGAACCATCGTCAGTTGTAGCATTAGGGTCAAAGTTAACTGCTAATTCATCTGTACAACCAGGATATAGTGGTGGAGGTGGTAATTCATCTGGACACCAAACTAAATAGTTATTGCTTAAGTCAATATCGGGGTACATTTGAGTTTGTTCAGCACAAACACCACAAGTATCTGTCCAATACTCAGTTGGAAAATCATTAATATCAGCAGTTTGAGATAGATTAATCTGCCAAACTACCATTTGCCAACATTGACCATCTTCTAACTCTGTTTCTAATAAACATTCCCAATCAAAGAATGTATTTAGTTCGACATTAAGAGTGTCTCCTGCAACTAGACCATCATTACCAATCTGAAGAGTTGATTGACCTACAGGATATGCGAAAGTCCAACCAGGATGGTAATTAGCTTGTGAACATGGTCCTTGGGTGTAGTCTTCATAGATATGTAGACCAAAAACAAAGTGAGTAATGGATGAATTATTCTGTACAACAGATGAACTACCAGGTCCACATGTATTACCATCCACTGTTGTAAATTCATTACAACCACAATTCTCACCATTGAGTATGGCAACTGAAACTTGATGAGTTACAGGGTCATAGCCTATTAAATCAACATCACATGTTGGTTCATCATCCAATTGAAAACAATCAATAGTACCAGAGACTAAGTCTTGTCTTTGAAAAGCGATACAATCTCTCATTCTATCAATCTGACCTTCTGTGAATAGAGTCTTACAAGTCTGAGACGTGTAATCCATATAGTTAGCTGGATCAGAATCACAAACTGAGCTACAGCCATTTGCTGATGAGCTTTGAAGTGGAGTGTCACAGACTCTATCACCTTGCGCACAGCAATTAGATTCAACATAATCACATGAACTTGCACCGTTATGGAATGTATGATAGAGAGTGAGATAGTGACCCATTTCGTGTGGAAGCGTAGTGTTCATATCTCGACCAGGTTTTAAAGTGCCTTCTGTGCCAACGACATTGTATAATAATACAATTCCATCCCTACAATCACCTGTTGGACCGAGATATGCATAGCCTTGTACTCCATTACCCCCATTGTTACCGTTAATCTCAGTAACTATGTAAACATTGCAGTAAAAGTCAGGGTCCCAACAGCCGATGTCCTTTAACGTATTATCGGGCATTGCGTCACTATAAAAACTAGGATTGGTAGTAACACCATCTTCCATGTAGTCAGAATAACCAGACATATCATATCTGACTATTCCATTGGTGGGATTGCCAGCAGGATCTGTGCCTGCTAAACAAAAATCAAGTCTAGAGTCAATAGTATTCTCGTCAACTCCTAATGCACCAGGAGCAGCTCTGAATCTATCAGTTAGGTTTTCCACGGCAGAATAAATCTGCTCGTTGCTTATATTCTCATCAACACCTATTGAAGTTCCAGTGTGCATAACATGGAATACCATAGGTATTGTGAGTACTTGTTCGTTTGGTAAATCATAGTCTGTATCACAGTCATTTAACGATCTACCATTTATTGCTTCCTCTAAGAATGGATTGCGTAGAATCAATTCGTCGGTTCCGCATGGTGGCCCAGGGTCGTCACTTTGTGCCAGGACAGCGCCCATAGCAAATAGTGCAACCAAAGCCAATAACAGCTTTTTTGCTTTCATTCAGTTAATAAATTTTATTGATTTTCTGACCTAAAGAAGTGCTGCCGGCGTTCCGGCGAGGTCAATTTATATATCTCTAGAATGACCACAAAACAAAGATATATAATACAATAATATAAAAAAAGGTCTAGCCAAAGTTCCTTACATGTTTGTACATGGGCCATCAGGCTTTCAGAGTAGTATTATGAGATACTTGCTAAAAATTCTTATATTTTTTATCCTGGCATCGGGAACGATGTATGGGCAATCTACTACTACAGTAAACGTAAGGTCTCTCAAAACTCACCAGAACAATTGTAACCAAGGATGTACAGGCTATTCTGGTAATGCTAATTCACATACAGAGTTCGACAATATGGTCAATTTAAACTCTCAAGGTACAGTACTGCATGTCGATACAACAGTAGATATTTTAAGTTATCAAGGTCCAAGAGGCGTTGGTATTATCAATGGTAACTGGGACCCGCCAAGAGCTAGAAACGATAGATTTGCAGTAGTTTATCATGGTTGGTTTAAACCAAATAAGACTGGTAACTATTCATTTAGAACTAGAACAGATGACTCTCATGAGTTTATGATTAAGGGTCTGGGTTATGCCAACGATATTATTACTAAACATTATGGCTGGAACACATGGAACCAGAGAGATAATGTTTACTTAGACAAAACACAATGGTACGAATTTGAATTAAGAATTCAAAACTATGGTGGTGAAGGTGGAGCACAATTTCAATACAGAATACCAAATGGTAGTTCATTTAATCAGCTAGGTGGTAATAATGGTTCTTCACATCCATTAGGAGAATGGTCTGCTACCGATCCTAATTTTGAACCTATCACAGCAGATGGTTATATTAAAGGAGCAGAGGAAGTGGGTATTGCTGGTCAAGTAGTTTACCTAAAGACACAGAATAAAAACCAAGTAGGTTTCTCATATACAACACAAGCTACTACAACAACAGATTCAAACGGCTATTATTCATTTAATACCACATTAGATTACAACGATTATGATTTTACAATAGACATCGGTCCAGAACCAGATATTCTGACAGTTTCAGATATTAACTGGTTTCAGGATAGAATTCTCACAGGTCCAGTTAGTTCCAAGGATTACTGGAGAATGGATGTTAACAATACAGGGTCCTTTACGGTCTCGGATATTTACACTATGCACCAAAATAGACATGGTAATTCAGCATTTGCAAACTATCCGAATAGTGCACCAACATTATGGACCACAAACTCCTGGCAGCAACCATATATTTGGAATGCAGTTTCAGTAGACACAGACGACAAAACCACGATCTCCGGTTACGGAGCATGGTCTCTCTTTGATTTAGCCAACGGAAATTCAACGACTTTCTATGTAATAAGAGCAGGCCATAAAAACTAAAAATAATTAAAACAAATGAAATTAAAAAACATTCTTCTAACACTAGCCTTGGTATTCGGATCGCTGACTGTCTTCGGACAGACGTCTGCACCAGATAATACCAAACCGTATGTTATTTTTGATTCAACGTACACTCTAGAGTCGACTACGAGTTCTTCAAATACGGCAGTTCAGATTTATTATGACAATACATCTGGTACAGCAGTAAAAGGTATTCAGTTTGCTTTCACTTATGATAATACTGTTTTTGACACACCATCTGTTTCGTATGCAGGTTCAGTTTCTGACAACTATATGACAACAAATGTAGATGCCAACAATGGTCTTATTAAAGTTGTATGGGTTTACACAGGTTCGTCTACGTCTTTTGATCTGACTGCAGGTCACATGTTTACAGTAGATTTACCATTCCTATCGAATTACACTAACGGTTCAGTTTCTGGCATGGATTTCTCAAACAGCTTAACAGCTTATTATGCTACTGCTGCAGGTACTGATGCTGCCTTAGGTACATCAGACAATGGCGGTAACTTTGTAGAACCAGCATTTGATTATACTGCGACTATCTTAAATAGTCCTTCTAATCCAGCTGAATCTATTGATGTTATCTTACAGAAATCTTCAGATGGTAACACTTGGTCAGATGTTGCTACGGTAACAACTGCTGCAGATG